ACGGTTAACATATTAGCAGCTAGCTTTCCAAGTCAGTTAACATCTGATGCTGAAAAAGCTACCGTTGAATTTGGATTGCAGGTAGGTCAGGCAATTCAATACGAATGGTTTCGCAAGGACGGAAGCCAATGTAGGTACTATGGCCAATGGCGAGATTTTCACAGACTTCGCCTGTATGCTCGCGGAGAGCAGCCTGTTCAAAAGTACAAGAACGAGTTAGCCATTGATGGCGACTTGTCGTACTTGAACCTTGATTGGACTCCTGTGCCTATTCTTCCGAAGTTCGTTGACATTGTTGTTAACGGAATGTCTGACCGGTTATTCAAGGTCAAAGTGTACGCACAAGATGCGATGTCGCAAGCCAAGCGCAGCAAGTATCAAGATATGCTTGAGGGGCAAATGGCGGCTAAGGACATATTGACTACAATACAACAAGAGACGGGTGTTAACCCGTTTATGATGGAGCCTGATGAACTGCCGGAGAATGACGAGGAATTGTCACTCTATATGCAGCTCAACTACAAGCCAGCAATTGAGATTGCAGAGGAAGAAGCCATCAATACTATATTTGACGAAAACCATTACCAAGACATCCGAAAGAGGGTTGATTACGACATTACTGTAATTGGCATTGGTGTGGCTAAGCATGAGTTCTTACCGGGTGCCGGCGTACAACTTTCATACGTTGACCCAGCAAACATTGTTTATAGCTACACAGAAGACCCATACTTTAAGGATTGTTTCTATTGGGGAGAAATCAAGACGCTTCCTATTACGGAGCTTATGAAGATAGACCCTAGTCTGACTAAAGAGGACTTGCAGGAAATATCTACAAGGTCTCAGGCTTGGTATGATTACTATAACGTTGCGCAGTTTTACGAAAACAGTTTGTTTTACAGGGATACAGCAACGCTATTGTACTTCAACTACAAGACCACTAAGAAGATAGTGTTCAAGAAAAAAATTCTTGAAGGTGGTGGTTCTAGAATGATTAAGAAAGATGACCAATTCAATCCTCCTATTGAAATGATGGAGGATGGCAACTTTGAAAAAATCGAAAAAACTATTGACGTTTGGTATGAGGGTGTAATGGTAATGGGTACAAACATTGTACTCAAATGGCAAATGATGGAGAACATGGTTCGTCCTAAGTCTGCTTCTCAGCACGCCATCCCTAATTATGTAGCAGTAGCGCCAAGGATGTACAAAGGGGCAATTGAATCTCTTGTTCGTAGGATGGTGCCTTTTGCTGATTTGATTCAAATCACCCATTTGAAATTGCAACAAGTTATTGCCCGTACCGTCCCTGATGGTGTCTTTATTGATGCCGATGGTTTGAACGAGGTGGACTTGGGTACCGGTAATGCCTACAATCCTGAAGATGCGTTAAGATTGTATTTTCAAACAGGTAGTGTCATTGGCCGCAGTTATACGGGTGATGGTGAGTTCAACAATGCTCGCGTACCAATCCAGCAGCTTACCTCTAATTCAGGCGCTAGCAAGACGCAAATGCTTATTACCAACTACAACCATTACCTGAACATGATTCGTTCGGTAACGGGCTTAAATGAGGCTCGTGACGGCTCTACGCCTGACCCTAACGCTTTGGTTGGTGTACAGAAGCTAGCTGCTCTTAACTCAAACACTGCTACTCGTCACATCCTTGAAGGTGGTCTGTATTTATACCGGTCGCTTGCCGAGGCATTAACGTATCGCGTGGCTGACATTTTGGAGTACGCTGATTTCAAAGACGATTTCGCTAACAAGATTGGCAAATACAATGTATCTATCCTTGACGAAATCAAAGACTTGTACATTTACGACTTTGGTATCTTCATTGAAATATCTCCTGACGAAGAGCAGAAAGCTCAGCTTGAAGCTAACATTCAAATGGCTTTGTCTAAGGGTGACATTAATCTTGAGGACGCTATTGACATCCGCGAGATTAAAAACATCAAGCTAGCCAATCAATTGCTCAAGGTTAAGCGCATTAAGAAGCAAGAGCGTGAGGATAAGATGATTATGCAGCAGCAGGCTATGCAAGCTCAGCAGCAGTTGAAGTCTCAGGAGATGGCAGGTGAAATGGCTTTGCAAAAGATTCAACTTGAGACTAGAGCAAAAATGCAACTCAAGCAAGCTGAAGTGGCTTTTGATATTGAGAGACTTCGCGCTGAGGCTGGTTTGAAGAAAGAGCTTATGGGTGAGGAGTTCAATTACAAAATGCAAATTCACGGCATGGATGTAGGGACTTTGCAAGAGCGTGAGCAAATGAAAGAAGACGCTAAGTCTAAACGGATTAGCCAGCAAAACACTGAGCAGTCCAAGCTTATTAATCAACGGAAAAACAACTTACCGCCGATGAATTTCGAGTCTAACGAAGACACATTCGATGGTTTTGATTTGTCGGTTTTTGACCCTCGTTAATAAGTAATATTTTTTTATATAAATTTGTAACAAATTAAATCGAATCTAATGGAAATGAAAGTAAGAGCAATCGGAGAAGCAGAACAAAAGAGTGTGGCCCAAGTTGAGCAAGAGCTTCTTGAAAAACACGATAGGGAACAGCAAGCATTAGCTCAGCAAGACCAACCTGCGGGTAACGATGGAGGTGAAGGTGCTGCACCTGAGCTGACAGAAGAACAAGTTCTTTCATATATTGGAAAACGCTACAATAAGCAAATCAATTCGTTTGACGAATTGGTTGCCGAACGTCAAGAGAGTGAAGCAATTCCCGAAGACGTGGCAGCTTATATGAAGTACAAAAAGGATACAGGCCGTGGGTTTGAAGACTTTCTTAAATTAAAGAAAGACTTTGATGCTATGAGTCCTGAGCAACTCCTTAAAGAGTACCTTGCGGCTACTCAGAATAGCTTAGACAGTGAGGACATTGACGTGCTCATGGAAGAGTATAGCTATGATGAAGACCTTGATGATGATTCCAAAATCAAGCGTACAAAAATCGCAAGGAAAAAAGCTATTGCCGAGGCAAAAAACTTCTTTAATAAACAAAAGGAACAATACAAGCTACCCCTTGAGTCAAGTGGGTCGGGCTTAGCTCCTGAAGAAAAAGAAGAGTTTGATGCCTATCGTCAGTATACAAAGCAGGCGAAGACCTTGCAGGAGGAAAATGAGCGGAAGCGTCAGTGGTTTGACCAAAAGTCAGATGAGGTCTTTAGTAAAGACTTTAAAGGTTTTGAGTTCGAACTGAACGAAAAGAAGTTCACATTTTCTCCCGGTGCCGCGGCTGAATTGAAGAAGGCTCAATCAACGCCAATGAACTTTGTTTCAAAGTACTTGGATGAGAGTGGTCTTATCAAGGACGCTTCCGGATACCATAAGGCTTTGTCTATTGCAATGAACCCGGATAAGTTTGCTAAGTTCTTTTACGAGCAAGGCTTATCAGACGCTACTGAAGACGTAATGCGTCAGACTAAAAACATTAACATGTCTGAGCGTCGTGCGCCTGAAGCTATGAATAAAGGGGGAATGCAGGTGAAAGCGGTCAACCAAGACTCCGGAAGGAGTTTGAAAATCCGCAGTATTAAAAGAATTTAAAAAAAACTAAAAAAAAATGGCTGTATTAAACACCCCGGGATTTCAGCTTCAGCCGAGTGCGGAGCAAGTCCCATTATCTACGAACTACATTACCAACTTCGATTTTTTGAATCAGTATCTCCCTGATACTTATGAGAAAGAATTTGAGCGTTATGGTAATCGTACTATCGCTTCTTTCCTACGTATGGTAGGTGCAGAAATGCCTTCTAACTCTGACATGATTAAGTGGGCAGAGCAAGGTCGTTTGCACACAAAGTATGTGAACTGTGATTCATCTGCTAATGCTGCTGCTGACACTGCTACCATCACTGTGAATGACTCTAACGTAACTGCAATCGCAATTCGCGTTGGTCAAACCGTATTTATTTCTGACAACGCTACCGGACTTTCTAACAAGGGTATCGTTACTGCTGTAAACACTACTGCTGACACATTTGAGGTGGCTTACTACGAAGGTGGTGGACAGAATTTTTCAGGAACTGCTGTTCTTTCTGTATGGATTTATGGCTCTGAGTTCAAAAAGGGTACCAACGGAATGATTGGTTCTTTGGAATCAGAGGATGAGTTCTTCGAAAACTCTCCAATCATCATCAAGGACAAGTACGCTGTAAGCGGTTCTGACATGGCTCAGATTGGATGGGTTGAAGTAACCACT